GGGGGGGGGGGGGGGGGGGGGGGGCGGTTTCAGCGCGCTGCGCTTACTTCGACCACTGCGCCATTTCGGCGGCGAGCTGGGCGTCTGCGGCGTTGCTCACGTCGGGCAGGTTGAACTCTTCGCGCAGGGTGTTCACGTCGGCCTGCAGCTGACCCAGCAGGCCTGCCATCACCACCGAGTTGTCGGCGTTGTTGTTGTCTTCGCCGTGGGCCTTGATGGCCAGCAGCGCCTGGCGAACCCCACCGCGAATGGCGCCCAGCGCGTCGCGGGTGATGCTGGCCGCGGCCTTCATCAGCTCGTCGAACTTCTCGTCAGCCGGGAGCACCTGCACCAGTTGCAGCTTGTCGATTTGTTTGTTCTTGGTCTGCACCAGCTTGTCGACCGCCTCTTTTTCTTGGCGGCTTTCGCGCAGTGTGGTGCGCAGCTGGCTGGCGCTCATGCGGTCCACATCGTCCATGCCGTCCAGGGCCTGCAGCTCGTCGTCGTCGTGGGTGACCAACTCCAAAAAGGCCAGTCCGTTCTTCGCTTGCTTGCTCAAAACGGCCAGAATGGCCGATTTGGCGGTCTTGGAAGCGGCTTGCATGAAGCGGCGGGCGGTGCGTTCGCTGAAGCCCAGCAGCTCGGCTCGGGCCGTGAACTCGCCATGAGGCGTCAGCTCTTTCAGCAGCAGCAGGCGCTTGCCAGTTTCAAGGATGGCTTCAACCGTGCGGCGTTGGTAGAAGCGGATCTCGTCTTCCAAGGTGCCCACGGTGAGCGAGCCCTCATAGCCGATCTGGTGAGCCAGCGCGGTGACCCGCTCATTCTGTTGCGCGCCCAGCTCGGCGATGGTGTCGAAGTCAGCACGCAGCAGCGGCTCGTTGATGGCCACTTCTTTGCTGGTGGCTGCGGGGGTGGGTTTTTTGCCTGCGGTCATGGGTTCGGTTTTCTGTTCGGGTTGGGGTTAAAAAAGGAAGGGAGAGGGGTTCACATCGGCACGCCGTAGCGGCCAGCGGTTTGCTCCAGGCGCTGGCGCTCGGCGTTGAGGTTGGTCTGCACCGTCATGGCGATGCGAACAAACGGCACGCCCAGACGCCAGCGGTTGGCGCCGGGCACCCGCTCCACGAAGCCGGTCTCGGCTTCCAGAGCGGGCAGGTTGTTCGACACCCAGGAAGGGTTTACGGCCAAGGCCTTGGCAATCTCGCCGGGCGCCAGACCCAGCACCTCATGGCCAGTCAAAAGTCGAAACAGCTCGCATGTCTTGCGCAGGTTTTCAGCCAGCGGCTTTTGAGGTTTGGTGTCGCTCATGGCTCTAAAACTCCAGCTCGGGTGTGGCGTAGTTCGCCACGTTGTGTTGGTGATAAGCAACCTGCTCCAGGTGGTTGCGCAGGGCCTGCAGGGTGGCGGCGGGGTTGGCCTTTTCGCCACCGGCGTAGAAGTCGGTCAGCAGCTGCAGGGCGGCCGCAAAGCCGGTGTTGATCTCCACCATGTCGGCCGGCTGCGCCTGGCGCCCGGCGGGCATGGCCACCAGCAACTTGCCCGCAGTGGCGGCCAGGTAACGGGTCACCAGATCGATGCCGCAGGCGTGCTCGTACGGGTGCAGGTTCACCACCGGCATGCGTCCGTTGGCGATCCACTTGTAGAGCGCCCAGTGGTCTTCCAGGCCCATGCGCTCGGCGATGCGCTCCACGCTCAGGTTGTGCCGCTGGGTGGCGAAGTCTTTGCAGCCTTGCAGGGCATCGCGCAGGCTGCTGGGCTGGTAGCTCTTCCAGTTGCGGCGCGTCATTGGAAGGCCCCGGCGGCTGTGGCTTGGGCGCCTTCCAAACAAATAGGGTTTTTGCTGCTGGTGAAAACGCTTTGCGCTGGGCAAAGTGGAGGCCTCTTAACCAACGAACGAGGAAACATCATGTCTGTTCACCCATCTGTTTTGGCTGCGATTGAGGCGCTGGCGGCTGAAGTTCAAGCGCTTGACATGGCGCACGCGGTGCAGCGCAGTGCGTATGTGGCGCTGGCGCTTCACCTGCAACGGCAGGGGCATGTGCAGCTGCCTGTGTTGGTGCAAGACCTGCGCATGCTGGCGTCTGCTCAGCCTGACGAAGGTTGGAAAGATGGCCACTTAGAGCTTGCCGCTGTTCTGAACGCCGTTCGTGTTGCGCCATGAGTTCGCCGGAAATGCTTTTCGCCAGCGCTGCATCCAGGTACCCATCGCCAATGACATTCCCGGTGGGCAGCGTGCCGAGCACGTAGTGGTCGAGCCAGGTGGAGCCATCGGCGAAGGTGATCGGCGCAGCCGCGTCTGGCGCGCTGGCTTGCAAGCCAGCCAGTTCGCGCTCCAGCTCGCGCTGCACAACGGCGGCGATGCGCTGGGCCATGGGGCCGCTGTCGATGGCGATATCGCCATAGCAGGTGCCAATGTGAAAGCCACGGCGGGCCATGTCGGGCACCTGTTTGGCGAGGGCGTAATAAAGCTCTTGGGTAATCATGGTTCGGATGTCCGGGGGTCAGGTTTCAGGATTGAGGTGAGGGGCGGAAATCAGTGGTTGGTGTCGGGGTCGGGCTTCAAGCCCAGCGCGATGGCGCCCAGGTGGGCTTGGCCGTAGTTGCCTTTGTTCTGCCCGCGCAGCAGGTCGGTCAAGGTGGCGCGGTGGATGTTGTTTTGCCGCGCCAGCTCAGACACCGTGATGCCGTGGGCCACCAGCCACTGCTGCGCGCTCTCGGGCGTTTGCGGGTAAGGCACGCGGGTGGCAGGCGGCTTTTTGGGGGCTTGTTTCATGGCGGTTTGTGTGTGGTAACTTGTGGTATTCATGGAGGGAAAGAAGTGATGACGGAAGATGAAAAACAGCTGCTCAACGAGCTTTCGGCCGAGCGGCAAGGCGCCATTGGCGAGGGGGTTGTTGTGCTTTGCGCACTTGCTTCACTGATACGAACGCACCCAGACCCGAGCGCTTTTGCAGCCGAGTTCCGCCGCTTCTGGCACCAGCTCGGCTCGCCCAACCAAGCGCAGCCAGACGCTGAGCCAGCCGCTGCCCGTATCGCTCAAGCGCTGTCGGTGGTTGAGCAGGCGTGTCCTGTGCCGCTGGGTGTTCGCCCGCCTGGCGTGGCTGAGGCGCCGGGGAGCTAGAACGGTCTGGGTTTGAGGGGGTCATTTTTTTGGCCTTGGGTTTTGGTGTTTCGTTTGGGTGTTCTGTTGTCTGGGGTGGATTATGGTTGATAAAACTCTACCTTGCAAGATATTTGGGTAAATATTTATGAACCTTTCTGAGAGGCTGAAAGTTGAACGCGAGCGCCTTGGCTTCAGCCAGACCGCTTTTGCTGCATTGGTAGGCGCGTCCAAGCACGCTCAGATCAACTGGGAAAAAGGCGCTGCATCACCGAATGCAGCTGCATTGGCTGCATGGGCTTCTGCTGGCTTGGACGTGATGTATGTGGTCACGGGCCAGCGCATCGGCGGGGCCAGTGCGCCCGAGCCCGAGCACGCGTTGAGCCAGGGCGACCGGGTGCTGCTGGAGAACTTTCACGCCGCCCCGATCCAAGTGCAGGCCGGTATCAAAACCACACTAGGCGCGTTCGCGGATGCGAGCCATGTGAGACCCCGCAAGCGCGCGGCATAGGGCTGCGTACCATTGCGTTTCCCGCAACACCATCACCCAAGACCCCCATGCAAAAGCTCCCCCAAGCCGCCATCGCAGCCGCCCTGTTCGCCCTCGCCAGCCTCGCCACAGCGCCCGCTGCAGCAGTGAACAAGTGCACCGGCGCCGATGGCAAGGTGCAGTTTCAAGATGCGCCGTGCATGGGCAAGGGCGAGACGATCAGGGTGCGCCCAGCCAGTGGCGCAGCGCCATCAAGTCAACCTGCAGGCGCTGCGCTAGGCACCCACCAGACCGAGGCCCAGCGCATCGAAGCCAACGTGTCAGCCAGCCAAAAAGAGCGCCGCCTGCGCGAACTCACCCAGCGCGAAGTGCCCAGCGCAGACGCGGCCATCGAGTCGCACCTGCTGGCCTGCCAAGACGAGCAGCGCCGAATCGAATCGGGCAAATTCGCTTACGTGCAAAACCTCTACGGCAAGACCCACGCCGCCCAGGTGGCCGCAGAGCAGGCAGCAGCAGCTGCGCGCTGCGACACCAAAGACCGCGAGCTGCGCGCACAGGCGCAGCGGATAAGGAAACAGTGCACCGATTTGGGTGGGTGCGGTTGATCCGACGAAATCAGCGACCAGGCGGTTAGCCATGGGCAGCTGGTCATTGCAGGGGCTCGGGCTTACAGCGTCTGCACAAACGCCAGCGTGCTGCGTGCGCGGGACATCGCATCGTGTATTTCAGAGCGAGCCTTGATTTCGGACTCTGGCGGGCCCACCATCAACTGGACAACTCGCGCACGCAGGTACTCATGCAGTACCTCGCGCACCACGTCTTCGGCAATCTGATGGGGGTCGAACACGGTGCCAAGGTTCCCGGTGATCCATTGCCCGCCATCGGCGGCTTCGGTGGATTCGCCGAGCTGGTTTAACCGAGCCTTCAAGGCGTCGCCATACCGCTGCATTGCAGTCAGCGGCAGGCTATTCGCAGCACATGGCGCAAGGCCCCACCGGGCCAAAAAGGCATTTGCTTCTAAGCGCTCCATCCGCGAGTCCAGCGCCCAGCAAAACGCAATGGGTGCGGTGACCATGAGCATCAAAAAGAACAGCTTCCAAAGGTTGATATCGGCCACAGTCCACCTCGGTTGTTGGGTTGCAAGGCGGTCAGATTAGCCCCGCCACACCCAGCCCAAACAATGACGCGCGCCATTTAGCCGACCTCGCGCACGCGCGGCAAAGTGCCGTGCATGACACCGCACATCACCGAGCTTGAACACCGGCTCAGCCCCCATTTCTCGCTTGCCGAACTCACCGTCAGCAACAGCGGCGCGCGTGCCGGGTTGCGCAACATTCCGGTGGGCGATGCGCTCACCAACCTGGAGCGCCTGGCGCGCACGCTGGAGCAGGTGCGCGCGCTGCTCTATGGCGCGCCCATATTGGTGAGCTCGGGCTACCGCAGCCCGGCCATCAACGGGCTGATTGGTGGCTCGCTCAGCAGCGCGCACATGCGGGGTTTGGCGGCCGATTTCATCGCACCCCGGTACGGCCGGCCCAAAGCGATTGCCGAGGCCATTCGCGATTCGGCGATTCAGTTCGACCAGCTGATTTGCGAGGGCACTTGGGTGCATCTGGGCCTGGCCGAGAAAACGGCTGCGCCGCGCCGCCAGGTGTTGACTGCGGTCTTTGGTGGCGCTGGCCAGAAAACGCGCTACCTGGTGGGCATCGTATGAAATGGCTCCCCAAGTTGATTCCAGACTGGCGCCTGGCGTGGCGGTTTGCGAGCGTGCAGGCAGCGGTTTTGCTGGCCCTGCTCTCGGGCCTGCAGGCGGAAGTACTGCCGCTGATTTCGCCGCTGTTTGCGGTGGATGTTTGGCCTTGGGTGTCGGGCTCCTTGGCGTTGGCGGTGGTGGTGTTGCGCCTGGTGTCGCAAGACAGTTTGGCGATTGAGCGCGAGCAGCTCGCGCGTGAGGATTCACAGGCGCCGGTTGATCCACACCGCAGGCCCGCCGATGTGTCGCCCGCGATGGGCGCTGCATTGCTGTTTGGCATTGGGTTGATGCTGGCGCTGCTGGCCACAGCGTTGTGGCTGCTGTTCAAAGACGGGGCCACGTTGTGATCCCCGTCACATTCTTGGCCCGCTTCCTGCCCGGCCTGGCGTTGCCGCTGCTGGCCCTGCTGGCCGGTGTTGCGTTGGGCACCTGGGCAGGCTACACCCAAGGCCGCGCGCCACTGCAAACCGATCTGGCACAGCTTCGCGAAGCGCACAGCGAAACGGCCCGCCTGGCCGCGCTGGCCAGCACCGCGCGGCTGGTGCAAGCCCAAGCCCGCAGCGACACGCTGACGGTGCAGCTGGTGGGCCAGATCACCGCCAACGATTCATTGACCCTGGAGAAAACCCGTGCTCTTAAAACCGCCACTGCTGGCCGCGCTTGTCTGTCTGAGCGTGCTCTACGGCTGCTCCACGGCGCCCCCGGCATCACCGTTGCCAGCCCTGGCCCCGTGTCCACGCCCGGGCCCGGAGTTGCTGCGCCCAATGCCACCGTTGCCACCGATACCGACCTCGCTGGCTGGATCGCCAACACCGGCAACCTCTACGAACAATGCCGCAGCCGCTTGGGCGCGCTGATCGAATTTCATCAAACGCCCACAGCACCCGCTCCATGAACTCTTTTACGCTTGAACTCTGGCAAGTCATCAGCCTGGTGGTGATCATCACCGGCGCCATGTGGGGGCTGGCCCGCACCATGCTGGGCCAGCAGCTCAGCCACCTCGACGCTCGGTTCACCCTGCAAGACGCAGCGCGCGACAACAACCACAAGTTGCTCGCCGGTCGGCTGGACACCATCGACCAAATCAACCGCGAGGAAGCCTCTCAATGGCAGCGCCTGGAGCGCGAATTTCTCCGCATGCAGGCTGATATGCCGCTGCACTATGTGCGCCGTGAGGACTACATACGGGGCCAAAGTGTGATCGAGGCGAAGCTCGACGCATTGGGGTCGAAGCTGGAAATTGCGCAACTTCGCGCCGCTGCTAATCAAGGAAACAACAGTGCAAATTGACCACGCCCGCCTGCGCCGCGAAGCCCTGCGCTGGCTGATCTTGCTCACGCTGAACAACGCGCGCCCCATCGGCGCGTTCAGGGCCTTGTGCTGTCGGTTGCGCAGAGCGAATACCCCGACGCGACCGCGCTGGAGCTGCGCCGCGAGCTCGACTACCTGGGCGTGCGCGAACTGATTCGGCTCGACAAACAACCCAGCGGCAAGTGGTTCGCCGAGCTCACCCGCCACGGCACCGATGTGGCGGAGTACACGGTGGACATCGAGCCCGGCATCGCGCGCCCGGCGAAGTACTGGTAAAGCGCCGTGGCCCGCAAAAGCTCTGTTTCTCGGTTGCCCGCCGAGGTCAAAACGTACATTGAAGCGATGCTCGCCACCGGCGCGCAGACCCTCAACGAACTCATTGCCGACCTGCAAGAACGCTACCCCGCAGCAGCCCGCGCAGGCGAGCTGCCCAGCCGCAGCGCCATTGGCCGCTATGGCCAAAAGCTGGAGCGCCGACTGTCTGCCATTCGCGCGAGCACCGAAGCGGCGAAGCTGATCCAGGCTCAAGCCGGGGACGACAAGGACGCGCGCAGCGAAGCCCTCACCGCGCTGATTCAGACCGAGCTTTTCGAGGCGATTTTGGCGCTGCAGGAAGCCGACGATCCCGAGGCCGACCCGGGCGACCGCGTGGCAATGCTCAGCTCAGCCGCGAAGAACATCGCCACATTGACGCGCTCTTCCGTCAACCTGAAACAGTTCCAAGCCAAGACCGAAAAAGACGCCCGCGAGGCCCTGCTGGCCGAGCAGCGCGCGAAGCTCGAAGCCATGCCCAACAAGGGCGGCGTGACCGCAGAGACCAAGGCCGCGATTCGCGAAGCGCTGGGGATCGTGGGGTGACGAAATTCAAGGGCCGCGCCAAGGCCATTCCCAAAGACCGCGATGCGGTTTTTCTGCCGTTTCAGTCGGCTTGGATCAAAGACGAATCGCGCCTGAAGCTGATGGAAAAAAGCCGCCAGATCGGCTTGAGCTGGGCAGCGGCTTACGCAGCCGGCGAGCGCACCGCCGCCGAGGGCGCGCGGTATGACGAATGGGTGAGCAGCCGAGACGATATTCAGGCGCGCCTGTTCATTGAGGACTGCAAGTTTTGGGCGGGCATCATGAACATGGCCGCGCAGGATCTGGGCGAGGTGGTGCTGGACGTGGAGCGCAAGCATTCGGCCTACGTGCTGCAGTTCGCCAACGGTCGGCGCATCCACAGCATGAGTTCCAACCCAGACGCGCAGGCCGGTAAACGCGGCTCGCGCATCTTGGACGAATTCGCGCTGCACAAAGACCAGCGCAAGCTGTGGTCGGTGGCGTACCCGGGCATCACCTGGGGCGGGTCGATGGAGATCATCAGCACGCACCGCGGCTCACACAGTTTCTTCAACGGCCTGGTGCGCGAGGCGCGTTTTGGTGGCAACCCCAAGCGCATCAGCCTGCACCGCGTGACGCTGCAAAACGCGCTGGACCAGGGCTTTCTGTACAAGCTGCAGCAGGCTTTGCCGGCCGACGCCGAGCAGCAGGCGATGGACGAGGCGCAGTACTTTGATTTCATCAAATCAGGTGCAGCAGACGCTGAGAGTTTCGACCAGGAATATGGCTGTGTGCCTGCCGACGACGATGCCAAGTTCCTGGAATACGGGTTGATCACCGCGTGTGAATACCCAGGTGGCACCGACTGGCAGCGTGGCCTGACCGGGCCGTTTCAGGGCCGTTTGTTCGCGGGCGTTGACATTGGCCGCAAGAAAGATTTAACGGTGCTTTGGGTGGTGGAGCAACTGGGCGATGTGTTCTACACGCGCCACGTGGAGTGCCTGGAGAAGATGCGAAAAAGCGACCAGGAAAAGGTGTTGTACCCGTGGTTCGAGATCTGCGACCGGGTGTGCATCGACGCCACCGGCCTGGGCATTGGCTGGGTGGACGACGCGCAGGACAAGTTCGGCGAAAGCCGAATTGAAGGCGTGACGTTCACCGGCCCGGTGAAGGAGGCGCTGGCCTACGACATCAAGGGCGCGATGGACGACCGCAAGGTGCGCATTCCCGAAGACCCGCAGATTCGCGCTGACTTTCGCAAGCTGCAAAAGGTGACCACCAGCGCGGGCAACATCCGCTTCATTGCCGAGGCCGATGCCAACGGCCACGCCGACCGCTTTTGGGCGATGGCATTGGCCAAACACGCGGGGTCGAACCCATCGGCCCCCATCGAATTCATGAGCGGCGGGCCTCGCGAGAGCAGCGCCAACCTGGGAGATTTTGTCAATGGCTACTGAGCTGCGCGCACCGCGCAAAAACCTTTCCGAGGATGCGCTCGCCATGGTGCCCGCACCCGAAATGAACGCCGAGTTCGCCAACCGATTGCGCGACCCGTTCGAACAAACCTACCTGGGCATCTTGCGCACCAACGACCCGCTGCTGATTGAGCGGGGGAGCGGTGGCGTGGAGCTGTACCGCGATCTGAAGCGCGATGGCAAGGTGTTCAGCGGGCTGCAAAAACGCCAGCTCGCGCTGATCGGAAAGCCCTACCAGGTGGAGCCCATCGGCAAAGACTCCGCCAAGGGCAGCGCCGATGCTTTGGTGGTCACCGAAATCATCAAGGGATTCGCCTTCGACCGGCTGTGTGCCGATCTGCTGGAGGCGCTGCTGGCCGGGCACGCGGTGGCCGAGATTGTGTGGACGGTGCGCGATGGTCTGGTGGTGCCCGCGCGTGTGCCCAAACGCGCGCAGCGCCGGTTTGTTTACGTGCAAGACGACGAACACACGCCGCCCCAGTTGCAGCTGCTGACGCGGGAAAACATCCTCAAGGGCATTCCGGTGCCCGATCGCAAATTCATCGTGCACCGGGTGAACCCGGAAGACGACAACCCGTATGGCACGGGCCTGGGTTTGCAGCTGTGGTGGCCGGTGTATTTCAAGCGCAAGGGCGTGGTGGCTTGGAACAAGTTGAACGACCGCTTTGGCTCGCCCACGCCCCACGGCAAATACCCGCGCCAGGCCAGCGAGAAAGAAAAGCGCACGCTGGTGGACGCGCTGCGCGCGATGAGCAACGACGGCTATCTGGCCACGCCCGAGGGGATGGAAATCGAGCTGCTGGAAAGCAAGCTCGCGGGCAATGTGACCACGCAAGAGCAGCTGGTGCGATACATGGACGAGTGGATTGCCGACGTGCTGACCGGGCAGGAACCCGCTGGCCAAGGCGGTGGCGCGATGGCGGCCGCTGCGATTGAGCGGCAAAACGTACGCCAGGACCTCACCCAAGCCGACAGCGACCTGTTGAGCGAAACGCTGAATGAAACGCTGATTCGCTGGATCTGCGAATACAACGGTTTTGAGCCCTGCCAGGTGTACCGCCAAGTGAAGGAAGAGGCAGACATCAAGGCCCTCGCCGAGACCGACAAGCTGATCCACGAAATGGGCTACGAGCTGGACGCGGACACGCTGCGCGCGAAGTATGGCGAGGGCTGGACCAAGCGGGCGATGGTGGTTGCGCCGCCACTGCCGGGCGCACCGGGTCAACCGATCGGGAACAACAGGCGCGGGGCCACGAGCGCCGAGAGAGAAACAGCAGCAAGCTTCGCCGAGGGCCAAGCCAAACAACTCGCCAGCATGGACGCGATGGATGCAATGGACGAGCTGGTGGCGCAAGAGATGGCCGACTGGCAGCCCATGATGGACCCGCTCACCAAGCCGCTGGAGCGCTTCTTGGAAGAGGCCGCGGCGCAGGGCCTGACGGCGGCGCAGGTGATGCAGCGCATACCGGCCATGCTGGCCGATATGGACACCAGCGCGCTCACCGAGTCGCTCACGCGCACAGCGTTTGCCGCCGCTGCTGGTGGTGAAGCGGGGTGGGTTGAGGCGGCTTCCCCATGAGCGCAGCCAGCGAGTTTGCGCAGCTCGCGCGGGTGTTGCCCGCCGAGGCGATCGCGTACATGGCAAAGCGCGGCCTCTCGACCGAGACCGGCTATTACAGCGACCTGTGGCACAGCCAACACGAGCGCGCTTTCACCATTTCGCGCCTCACCCGCGCCGACCTTTTGGAGCGGGTGCAGGGCAGCTTGAGCAAGTCGGTGGCGGGCGATCTGAGCCGGCGCGACTGGCTGCGCGAGACCCGCACCCTGCTGCAAAAAGAAGGCCTGTGGGGCACGGTGGAGGTGACCGACCCCATCACCGGCGAGCCCCTCAAAACCACCTTCAACGAGGCCCGGTTGCGCCTGATCCACGACACAAATGTGCGCCAGGCGCTGGCCGCTGGCGATTGGGAGCGCATGCAGCGCAACCGGGCGATCTTTCCGTATGCGCGCTACATCGCCACCCTCGACGAGCGCACCCGCCCAGACCACCGCGCCTGGCACAACACGGTTCTGCCCGTTGATGACCCGTGGTGGTCCACCCACCGCCCACCCAATGGCTACCACTGCCGCTGCCGCGTGGTCGCTCTCACGCAGGCCGAGTTCGAGCGCGGCTTCAGCCAGTCGCGCCCGGGCGCCGAGACCGACGAAAACGCGCCACTGGTGCGCGAAGCCTTCAAAACCCGAGCGCCCCCCGAGCAGCTGG